ACAACAACTATTAAATTTGATGAGAGTTTGGAAATAGATGGAGAAATTGTTATTAAAGGTGAATCAGGCGGTAGAAAAAATACCGACTGGATTAATGACCCCGATTTTATCTCAAATCTAAAAGATAAAATTATTGGAAAAAGTTACGCAGATAGAAATGGTGGAAAAATTGGTGCTTATAATAAATTTGCTTAAAAAAACAAAGCAATATTAATTAAATAATATTAAAGCATTTATTAAAGCTAGCATCTGCATTAATATTAATAATAAATTTTTTAAAAGTAAATATTTATTAGAAAAGATTTTTTAAATGCCAATTAACCCGTTTAATTATAATATAGATTATTTTGATAGTGTTCCTTTTGGGCCTATTACTGATAGTAATTTTTTAAATTATTTATTTACACATAATTTACAAAATTTAGACCCTTCCATTAGCAATGTTCTAGGAATCACAACACCAATACAAGGTGGTCGTGGGCAAGAATATGATGTCGCACAATCAACTTTTACAACCGTTGATGTCCCAGATTTATTAGAAGTTTCAAATACGTCTTCAGAGTACAATAATTTTACCAATCCATTGGACGATAATTTGGCCAAAAACCCTTCCTTTAATGAGTTGGCGACTTGGTATCCAGATTATGCTTTGATTTATTTAAACGAAACTGATACTTATAAAACGTTATACGGTGTACCAACGACATTGCAGTTAGGTTTTGTTGGTAACGTTGAAACTTATATCCAAAACGGTGTAACCACAAATGTTTCAACTGAGTTAATAGAAAATAGTAAAAAAGAAAACAAATACGGGCCAAACGCTTTGGTTGCTTATGACACAATATCTGATGAAATTTTAATAAGACCAGATACTGGTTTAATACAGTACAACACGGGGATACAAGGTGATTTTAGGGATGAGATTTTTAATCGTACATTAGGTGTTGGTATTATACCTTTTAGTACCATAGGTTCAGGTATTAATTACAAACCTGACGGTCAAAACATATCTGAATTAGATAGGATTGCGAGAGAAAGACGTGGTTTTGAAGCTAGGGAAAGGGTTAGAATAAATTTTATCGATGACACTGTTGGTACCTTAAATTTGGATCCACTTAATTTATTAGCTGGTGGTCCGTTAATACAAAGAGATTTCACGATAACCAGACCTGCAAATTTTATTGGGAGAGCGGCAGAATTTTTGGCAGGTTTAGGTGGATTTAGTATTCCAACAAGTATTCTACAGGATTTTGATTTTAATATAAGTATTTTTAATAAAGACGGTAGTTTAAGTAATCAAGCTGACCCAAAAAATATTAATGAGATAGATGTTAAATCTAGTTTACTAAATAGAACGGGGCAAGCAACCAGAGAGATTTTATTTGATAACATAAGTAATAATAAATACGGACCTAATTTTGAAGAGGATTATGAAACAAAAAATAAAGGCACTTATTTAAATTCATCGAAAGAAAAACTTTTAGAAAGTAAAACAGAAGACCAGTATGGTGGTTTTTATGGTAAATATGAACCGTATGAAATGGTTGGTAGGTCTTTTTCGGAAAAAGCTGGTTATTCACAAGAAAATACAATTGTAGAATTTAATGACTACAATAAAGACGGTACAACTTATAATGGTACAGTAGTAGAACAATTTACTTCCACTGATCAAACAGGAACTGTTGATGAAAAATTTGATTGGAGGGTTAGGGACAAAGTTGGTTTTACGAAGGGTATTTTAGCCTATACCCAAAAATTAGTTAATAATTCAAAAAGAGGTGATGCCGGAAACTATATTGGTTATTTTAATTCTGCAGAAGCTTTTGATGGGAATGAAACATATACCCAAAGAGTGAATGGGTATGGACATTCAACAGGAGTTAAAAGCCCATCAGAAAAACCAACAAAACCATCAGAAGGTAATACGGCAAGGAATTATAATTTTGAAACAGGGTCTGGAGGTGATTATTATTGTCGTTCTTGGTCTTCTCGTAGAAAATATCACACTAGAGATAATTTAATAAGAAAAAGCGGCAATTGGTGGCGAGGTCAAGAAAAAAATAAAAATATGACAATGAATTGGGGTGACAACCCTATCGGTTCTCCAAAAATTGCATTTGAAAAAGAAGATATTATATCATTAGATAGAAATAATAAAAACCTTAAAGGAGCAGCAATTCCTTATATGTTTTCAATAGAAAATTTGGCGTGGAAGGATGCGCCACAATTTTATGAATTACCAGAATGTGAAATAGGCCCTAACGGCGGTAGGATTATGTGGTTCCCACCTTATAATATCAATTTTAGTGAAAGCAATAGTGTTAATTGGGAAGGAACTTCTTTTATTGGTCGTGGTGAAAACATATACACATACAATAATACCGAAAGAGGCGGTAGTTTGGATTTCACGATAATAGTTGATCATCCTACTGTTTTAAATCAAATTAGAGACAGATTTAGTAATAACATTATTTCTGATGAAGTTTATCACTCATTTTTTGCTGGATGTGATTTAGATACGTTAAGAAGTTTAGTTGAAAAAGAAGTTACAACAAATGTTCAAGGTACGGTACAAACTGATGGTACTTTACAAACAACACCTTGTGATGTCACACGACCACCTTATAATGAGATAAAAATATATTTTGAAAACTCTAGAAACGCAAGTTCCGATATTGGTAGAGTAGTGGATTTAACAACATACGAAGTTACATCACCAAACATTGCTCCAGAAGGTATTAACCAAAGTGAATGGGCTTCTAACGGTTCCTTATATCCTTGTGGTCCGGCATCGGCAAATACATATAACTATTTAAATAAAGGTATTGAAAATATTTTAACAGGGTTAACAGAGTTTTTGGTTACCGAAGATGGTAAAAATTATAAAATAAAAATTATAGGATACACATCACCAGACAACCCAACAAGTACTTACAATAAAGATTTGGCTGAAGCTAGAGCCACAAACACAAAAAATTATTTATTACAAAAATTAGTCACAAAGGAAAAGGAATTGGGCGGCCCATTCCCTTTATATGGGAACTCAAATTATCCGTCTTATCCTTCAGAAGAAAGTTTAGTAAATAGTACTGACCGTTGGGAAGTTAGAGGAGAACCAAATCCCGATTCTCAAAATTTAACCGGAAACATAATATACGGTAATCCTTGTGATGCTTTAGATCCAAATGACCCAAATTCAAAAACATCAAAAGAACAAAGATACGTTTTAATAACACTGGAAGAAAATAAAGCATTACAAAATAATCTATTACAAGGAATTACAAAAGATAACAAAAAAGTTGCTATTGACAATGTACAAAATGAAAGAAACGCTTTAATAAATCAGTTTGCACAAGAATATATTACTGAATGTGAATATTTTGAGGCCATAAAAAGAGACGCTCCTTTTATTTATACTTCATTACAAGATAAAATTAAAAACTTTCATCCTGCTTTTCACTCTATGACACCAGAGGGTCTTAATAGTAGGTTAACATTTTTAAATCAATGTACTAGACAGGGGCCTCAAATAATAAATGAAAAAATACCACAAAACATGGTATTTGGTAGACCCCCTATTTGTGTTTTAAGAATTGGTGATTTTTATAACACTAAAATTGTTATAGATTCTATTAATATTAATTATGAACCATTACAATGGGATCTAAATCCTGAAGGTATTGGGGTCCAACCAATGATAGCAAAGGTTACCATGAGTTTTAAATTTATTGGCGGTTCTTCATTAGGTGGCCCAATAAAACAATTACAAAACGCTGTTTCTTATAATTTTTACGCAAATACAGGCGTTTATCAACCTTGGAAATATACCGAAAAATTGCTTGATTACAAAAATAAATTTATTTATGGAGCTTTCATGACACCAGAAGATGCAGAAACCGCATATGGAAATATAAATACAAATTTAGGTACCACAGAAACTAAAGCCACAGAACAAAACTTACAAAGTGTTAATACAACGGCTAATGGGACAAATGCTGGAGCTTCGTCAGGTGTTACTTCTGCAACACAAGCAGGAATGCCAACCAGTACTAATAATGCAACACCTATAACAACTTCAGATCCTTCAGATGACATTTTAGTAATTATAATTGATGAGGAGAATAATTTTTCCGCCAATCTAACACCAGATGGTGATGATAATTGGTCTATATCTAAATTTACTATAGAAACAACGTTAAAAAATGGCCCATTTATTATTGATAGAACTAACACAGAATTAAATTCTAATATTACAGGTTATGAAATATCAAATATTGAGTTGAATCAAATAATTGTAACTGAAATTATAAATAGAAAATTAACTTACGTTAATAATGAAAAACTTAGTCTTACTTATAATGTTGTTATAACAAATAAAACAACTACTAGTGCTAATAAATCATATATTAAAAACGGTGAAATAATTTTACAACCAAAAACATTAAACGTATAATAAAAAATGGCAAAACAATATTACGATAGATATCAACAGTTTAGGTTTAATAACCAAGTTAGGGTACTACCTTTTATAAAAATACCAGCAGCTGATGGTGATATTTTTATTGAATATACCAACAGAACTAGACTTGACATTGTATCAAATAGATACTATGGTTCACCTTATTATGGTTGGTTAATTATGCAAGCAAATCCACAATACGGCGGTTTAGAATTTGACATTCCAGAAGGTAGTACTATTAGAGTACCATTTCCTTTGATTAGTGCTTTACAAAGTTACCAACAAGAAGTTAAAAATTATAATGTTTTATATAATATCAATAGTTAATGGGATATACAGAGAGTCAATTTAATCCACAACTAATTAAAAGAGAAACATCGACAACAGTAAATGGTGGTCAAACTATCCCTAAACAACCATATACCTTAATCGATCCAAATCCAGGACAAGAAATAGTACCACTTGAGGATTTGTTTATTTATGCTGATTTAAAAGTTAACGCAAGACCTAAAACTTTATTAACACAAGATAAGGAAGATAAATATACAATATCAAACTTAAACGGTAATTCTATTAGTATTTCAGTACCACAAGAATCAACGGCAGTAGACGGTAAAACTTTATTTAAAAATAAAACCAATTTAACAACTGATTGGACTGAAATTGGTGGTTTTAAAACTTTATTTAGTGAAACAGGCAGAGATTATGAAGGTTTTGGTATTACAAACATAGATATTCAAATTAAAAGTCAGGTCGCACCAACAGTTGTTATTGATTTTGTGGATGTTCGTGGTGCAACACTTTTTGAACAAGGATCTTGTTCACCGTATGGTTTCTTTTTTCAATTACCGTATCCTGTTTTTGAACTAACGGTTAAAGGGTACTACGGTAAGGCAGCAACTTACTATTTAAATTTGGTAAAGTTTAACACCAAATTTAATTCTGAAACCGGCAACATGGAATCTCGTGCAGAATTTATTGGTTATTCTTTTGCCTTTTTATCTGATGTTTTAATTGGATATGTTATGGCTGCTGCTTTATTACCAGATAGTTATGGTTTTAGAGAAAATTTAAATAATATCTATCAAAAAACAGTTGCCGATTACGATGGAGGCGTAAATAGTTTTTGTAGTGACCCTTCAGGTTGTATAACTATTTTAGATTTACTGAAAAAATTAAATGATTTTGAAAAAGAAGATAAAGAAGATATTGTTGCGACATCAGAATATTTAAAAGTAACACAATTAAAAGACTTATTAAATAAATATAAAACTTATAGAGAAACCATAATTGCGTTTTTAAACGATACCAGTCTTAAAAATAACAAACAAAAAACAAAAAGTGGTACTTCTGCAAGTAATTATCGAATTTCTTGGGGTAATAATACAACATCTTTGAATTCGGTAAAAACATTATTAGCCTCTGGTGGCCTTTTAGCGACATATTTTAATAATAAAAGTGGCCTTTTACTTAATAATATAAAAGATATTATGACATCTCCGGTTGGTGGTGGATTTCCGTATCAGCTACCAGAACCAGAGCCAGTAAAATGCTTATTAAAAACACCAAACCAATTTGAAAATACTAATAATAATACTAATACTAATAGTTCGTATCAGATATATGATAGTGAAACAATAAAAAGTAAACAATGGTTTGGGCCTAGTAATTTTTGGACACCAAATACACCAACTGACGGAAGTGAAGCACCAACATATGGTTATGAATTAAATGTATCTCAAAGTGATAATGAGTATTTTATTGATTTTGGTTATATTTTAGAAAACGTAGACGCTGAAATTAAAAATATAGATGAAATTCTAAAAAAAGAACAAGATAGTTTAACGGCTGAAATTGACAAAATTGTAACAAATAGATTTGGATTTAATCCAACTATAAGAAATGTTTTTACTATTTTATTGTCTAATACTGAAGCTTTCATGGGTGTTTTAAAAAAGGTTTCAGTTGCTGCAGAAGAATATCACAAAACGGAAGAATTAAATGCTTTCACAAAAACAAACGGGCCTAGCGGTGTTGAAAATACAAAAATAAATTCTTCTGAGTCTAAAAAGGCAACGGTTTTTTCTTGGCCAACATATTTTGAAAAAGAAACAAATGACAATAACGGACAATTGGCAGACGTTCAAAAATACCCAGGTGTTAATGAAAAATTTCTTGCTTGGCCAGAAATTGTCTTTGTGGAAGACTTTTTAAAAGCATATCTAAAGTTAAACGAAGAGATTGATTTGTTAAATCAAGAATTCGATGGCAAACCAGGTTATGATAATTTTGCACCAATAAATCCTTTAGAATCTCCCGCTTGGTTTGATGGTTCACCTAATAAATATTTAAACACTGTAGGTAAGACTGACCTTTATAAAGTTATCGGTGAAAGATTGTTCATTGCTTTAGACCACAGCGTTTTTCAACCAATTAGGTTAACTGAAGACGCTTTATTGATTGGACAGGGAAAAGATACTGGTATTGGTAAAGGTGACTGGAACCCGTTAAAAGGTGATGATTTTATTAAAAAAATGGCAGAATTAGATTCTTGGAATCTTTTAAATTCATCGAATGATAAAACCCTTTTAAGTGGTGCATTGGCCGGTTTTAGTGATACAAAAGGATTTATTAATGCCATCATAGAAGCCTTGGGTGTTGATTTAAGAACAACCCTCAAAGGTGGTAACATTGCAAAAGGTACGGTTGTTGGAAACGATGCTCACGGGTTTAAAAGAGATGATGATTATTATAGTTACATGTCGGATAAAAATTTAGGGATATCTATAAAAAAGAACAATGATGGTGAAGTTTGGATACACCCAAATCCGTTTAAAATGAATCCAGATTATTTGATTAAAATAATCTCACCAGAAGACGTTAATGAAATACGAGGAATTAATTTAACAAATGAAAATTTTAAAAATTTTTTAAATAATACTTTCACTACTGATGTTAATAGAGTTATTAATGGTTTAAAGCTTGAAACAACAGAATTTGATCCAAAAATAACATATGCAATAACCGAGTCAAAACAACAAATAATTTCTTTTGAATCACAAAAGTTATATATAAATTTGGCTATGTCAATGATTGATAAAAACCCAAATGATAATGAGTGGTGGAAAAGTGGTGATGTTAATAATTCCGGTCAAGGACCATTAGGTGATATAACCACTAACATGGGTTTAATAGGTTTTTGGGATGACGAAGTAACCAGACAGAATCAATTCAGTCTTAATTCTAAAAGAGTTAATGGTATTTATTTTTTACCAGAATCAGCTCTTAAAGAAAGTGATAACAATGAATATCCTTTACCACTAAATAGTTCTCAGGCTGAGGGAGAAAAATTGGAGAAGGAACAAATAACAACATTAAAAGCTCCTTTAGTCACAACCCCAATGTGGTTAGATAATGTTAGAGATTTCAGAGTAAAAATTACAGGTAGTAACAATATCAATACAAATTATACAGAAGATACTCAATATAAAAATTTAGCGTATTTATTTTTACATTCTTTAAAAACAACACCACTTGTTTTTAGATTAATAGATGACAATGGTGATTTATATTACAAGGATGATGGGGAAATTAAACCTAAGAATGAAAATGGGCCCAGTCTAATTTGGTCGCTTAGAGCTTTTAATTCAATATCGGGGGTTGCTAAAGTACCGAAAGCTTGGTTATTAACTTTAGGTTCACAATTATGGCGTTGGCGAGAATTTAGTGGAAAAAATACAGATGGTTCTTGGAAAAAATTTTTACTTTGTGAAAAGTGTGGTGTTACAAACAACACACCATCAGGTAGTGATCCTTTAATACAACCAGGGTATAATAGTTATGATAATAGTTTTCTTCGTCGTCCAGTATATAATGATAATGATAGTCCTATATTCACAAGAATCCAACCAAGGAATTATTTAGAAGCAATTTATGGGGGCACATATGGTACAGATTACAATAAAGCCCTAACAACACCAAAATCGGTTTTTGGTGGTAACACCAATAATATCGAAAACGGTCAAAAAATTAACGATGAGAAAAACCAAATATTTTTTAGTTACCAATCAGTTTACCCTAACAATAATCAAACGGCTGGCACCTATAAATACATAGACAGCACAACTACTAACCCAAACGTAAAGTACGCATGGCCACAAGTTTATATTTCTCCACACCATATACCATTTATACCAACAGATATTTTTAACGACGGTAGTGATGGTGAAGGTGCTATTTTTGTTATGGTAACAGATTATTTTGCTTTTGATAAGAAACAAGATTATCAAACCATAATGCCTCAAATATATAACGGTGTCGATTATAATGAATGGAATCCCCTTACTATCGACGGATCATCCAGTGATAATATATTCGGGCCAACACACCGTTCAAAATTTGAAGATGGTAATCTAGGAATGATAGTTCAATATTTACCAGATAGCGTTAAAGATAAAATTGTAACAATATTTGAAAATTGGGCTTTAGGAGATTGGAAACAAATAATAAAAATAGTTGACCCTGTTAATTTCGCTGGATCAAATGCTAAATTATTAGATAACTATAGTTACGTAAGTGATGATGACAATTCTTCTTCGGCTAAAAATTTTTCAAGAGAGGCTGTTGGTAAAACTGAATACGCTTTAGTACCAAACCCAAATGAGACGCTAAAAAAATTATTAACTGATCAGTATTGGGTCTTGAATTCGACCCCAAAAATTTGGTATGGATATCAAAATGAATCCAATAATGACACTGATAAAAACAATCAATTTTATGAAGATGGTTTTGTTGTTACTAAAACACAATTTGAAACATATTTAACCAGTTTTTACACAACATATACACAAAATCTACCAACAAGAATAAAAGAAATCGAGGACGCAAATAAAGATGATAAATCTGGAAATAAGTCCTTAATAGAAGATTTAGATTTAAAATTATCAATATATCGTTCTTTTAAATCTTTAAGTGAGAAATGGATTCAAAGAACACCAGACAATCAGGAATTGTTTTTTAATATTGGTGGAACATTTGATTCCAAACTATGCAATAAAAAACCTACAACATTGGCCTCTCATTTTCAATATCGCAATAGAATTTGGGGTGATATTGGTGATAAATCTGTTATTGATATTACAAAACTAAACGAACTTAAAGACAACAAAAAAATATCTTTATATCAACTTATAACCGATATCTTAACCGACAATGAATATATGTTTTTCGCTTTACCAACATATATTAATTTAACAGGAAAATTTACAGAAGAAGAATCAATTAACATGTTTAAACCAATATTAGATATTTCAGATTCAAGTTGCGGCCCACTTTTTATATGTATGTATGTTGGTGGCGTCTCTAGAAAATTGGCTTTAAATGTTAACAATACAAACTGTAAAGTAGATAATAATGATGTCGCTAAAGTTTTACAAAATGTTGACGATGATAGTTGGAGTTTAGAAGATATTAACCAACCAAGTGATGTTGCTTCTGGTGAATTTACTGCGTTTAAAGTTTTATATGGCATTCAAAATCAAAACCATTTTAAAAATATCCAATTAGATCAATCGGAATTTACTGAGACTGCAGAATCTTTAAACGTTATCGATAAATTGGCACAAAACCAAGGTAGTGATAGAACCGCAAAAGGTCAAAATTTAAATTCCGCTTATTTAACGCGTTCTTATACTTGTACCATTGAATCTATGGGCAATATAATGATTCAACCAATGACATATTTTGATTTACAAGGGGTACCGATGTTTAGTGGGGCGTATTTAATAACCGAAGTTAACCACAACATTAAACCTAACAATGCGTCAACAAGTTTTAAAGGCGTTAGACAACCAAGAACCATTGTACCTTTAGTTACCAGTGCGTCAGCGGCGATGAATTTAAATTTTGATAAAACAAAAGCCTCTTCTAACGCTGGTACTACTTCTATTAGAAATCTTAGGGGAGGGGTTAATTGGAAAGATCAAATTAAAACCAACGAACCTTTTTACAATAAAATTAATAAAAATAGTAAGGAAGCTGATATTATGAATGTTATTCGTAAATATGTTGAAGGTGGTTATTATCACCCAGTTACGTGGTATATAAATGACGAAGGCAAGAAAAATGGATTCAGTGTTTATAACCGTAGTGGTGAAACCATGTTTGGTGAAGATAGGGCGGCAGGGCAAACAGAAAATACATCAGCAGGGGCGGATTTTTGGGCATATATAGATACACAATCTGGTTATGGTGATTACGGAACATTACCACCAACAAAACCAACTCTCGGTGCAACTTCTGCTAATAACTACAGTAGAAATCATAAAACCAACCAATGGGATAAAACTATTTTACAAGAATTATCCACAAGAAAAAATGTTTGGACGTGGAAGTATGTACCAACAAATGATACAAAACTTGAGCAATTAAGTAATAAAATGGCTAAAGTACAAGTAGACACACTATTAAACGGAAAATGGGTTAATAAAAAAAATGAAAAAACTTATAAATTTCCTGAAGACTTAAAAAAGAGAATAAAAAATGATGGTAGATTATTGTTTGCTTGGTATCGAGCTCGATATAATGGTCCGGGATTTTTTCAAAATTACGCAACAAATTTAATTGACGTTTATGAACAAAACCCTAATATCACTGATGACGATTTATTAATAGTCGATTTAGATTTTAGATGGGAGTATGCCCGAACTTTAAATGCTAATAGCGTTATACTAATACAAAATGATGTTTTAAAAATTGCCGAAATAGTGGGAGCACAACCACCCAATAAAAATATAGTTACAACATAATCAAACCCTACTACCACAATAAGGGCCTAAACCACTCTCGACTGATTCGGGGGTGGTTAATTTTTTACCACATTTCCCACATTTTCCTGAATGGTAAACTTTAATGGTTGAATATTTGTTTGGACTTTTTAAAAAATAATTGAAAAACCAATCAACGACTTTGTTCGAATTAGCTAAATTTGTTATTTTACTTTTTGGTGAGTGCCTATATAATTCATTTTTACCACCAAAAAACGTTCCTAAAAAAGTATAAGCAGAGTTATTATCTTGACCAGTTAAAACCGATACATAAAAAATATCAGAAGGTGTTTTAGGTTCGGGGGTTTTATAATTAGAATTTCTAACTTTAAAAGTAAAACGATTGCCAGTTATTTCATTAACAACCGTAAAGGTTGAATTACCGGCAAAAATAAAATTTTTAAGATTACCATTTTTAAGCTCGTGGGTTTCTTTTTCCATTTTATTTCTTATCTTTTGTGAATACAAATATAAAAAATAATTTTTACATGGCAATAATTACTGTTGGAAATATTGTAACTGAAAACGGGTTAACAGGGATTCCTAACAATTTTATTGTTATGGACTTTGAAACTTTTCAAAAAGAAAGTAATAATCAACTACCAACCTTATTTATTGGTTGGGAAGCCACAAAAAAACTTTTACCAGAAACTTCTATTTTAAATAAAAAAATAAAAGACAATCTTTATTGGACCTTTTCATCAACAGAGAAACGAACCATATTTGAAAACGATTTAAAAAGTTTCATCACCAAATCACATCAAGATTTTGTTAAAAATATCCCTTTTTATTCTTTAGATCCTATTATTTTAAAAATAAAAACCACAAAAGATTTACTTCAAAAATTACAAAATTTTAAGGAAAGTTTTACATATTTATATGGTAATAGAATTGTTTACATTTATTACAATTCTAGCATAATTTCATTGGATTTAAATTTATTAAAATTTATATCTTTTGATGAAAATGAAATATTGGAGTATTTAAAAAAAGAAACTAAATTTTTTGAAAACAAAGAAAAAGAATTTAAAACCGAACTTAAATATTTTGATATTAAATATATCCCATATTTAATATATTGTGACACAACAAAAAACTCTGCTTTTAGCATCCTTCATTAACGAAAATGAAATACCTTTATTTTTAGAAAGAATACAAAAAAATTTTAAAGTTAAAAAAGAAAATGTATTTTTTTTTAAAATGTTAAACGGTGAAACTTTTTTAACCTATAAAATATATATCGATATTGAAAGAAGGATTAATTTTAAAAAAGAACTCCCAAAAACAATCCAGATACATAAAAAATTAAATACATTTTTTACAATTAACGCTTTGAATAAATTAATTGAAGAAAAAAGCGGTCTTGCTGGAAATCTTGAACATAAAGAGTATAAAATAAATTGGCAAGAATTTGATAATAAAATAATTTTGATTAAAAACGAAAATTTAGAAATCCTACCTATTGAAAGATTTTTTATAAAATGATGATATTTATAAATAAAAAGAAATTATGACCAATAACAAACAACAAGAAACCGAACTTCAAGCAAGATTAAATTCTTTTTTGAATACAAATAAAAATCAAGAATGTTCCGGAGAAGAATGTGAAATTAAAAACCCGGAAGAAATTGTTAAAAGGGAACATAAAAAAATAATTACCAGTGATGGTAGACAATTACTAAGTGAATACACAATCTAACCATGGCAAATTTAAGTGAAGATTTAAAAAGATATAAACAATTATTGGGGTATGATCCAAAAATTGGTGATCAATCTAAAAAACAAGTTTTAGATGAAAACTATGATGACCCTAAAATATTTGTAAGTCATGGTGCAAAATATCTTGAAAAGATAAAAGATTCATTAAATTTATCCGCAGATTCATTAGAACTTTTAGAAGACATTAATTTTGATGACATACCTAATCAAAAACTAAAACAATCTGTTAAAAATTTTATAGATAACCTTGATAAATCACGTGCTGATTTAAAAAACTCTTTTGTCGTTGTTTATCGAGATTATCTTTATCACAGTAACATGGAGGAAAAAAATAAGTTTAAAAGTAAATATATTAATACAAACGATAAATTTAATTTAAATTAAAAAATAAAATAAAATAAATTATGACAAATTTAAGTGAAGATTTAAAAAGATATAAACAATTATTGGGGTATGACCCAAGAATTGGTGGTGACTCCATTAATGAAAAAAGATATCACAGTTATGCAGGTGATACTGATTATGCCGAAGGTGATGAAGAAGAAACTGAGGAAACTGAAACCGAGGGTTTTGGTGAAGAAGGTGGTGAAGAAACCGAAGGTGAGGATAACGCTGATTTTGATTTTGGTGGAGAAGAAACCGAAGAAGGTGGTGAGGAAGAAGCAACTGAAGAAGGTGAAGAAGAGGGTGATGAATTTGGTACCGCGGATGAATTTAGTGCGGCAGACGAGTTAGAATCCGAAGATGATGAAACCGAAGAGATTGATGTTACTGATATTGTTAAAAGAGCGGATGACGCCAAAGGTTATGCTGAAAAGGCAGTTGCAGCGGCAGAACAAGGTAAAAACATGATTCAAGATTTAATGTCAAAATTTGATGCTTTACAAACGTCATTATCAAAAATTGACACAGTTGCAAATGAATTAAATACAATTAAAAGTGACCTTCAGGCGCAAAAACCAAAAGAAAAGTTAGAATTACGTTCTTTAGATTCTTATCCTTTTAATGTTAAATTAACTGATTATTGGGATGATGAAAAATTAAAAGACAATTATGAAATAACTTCTAGAAAACCTGACGGTAAAAGTCCAGATGGAAATACTAAAGTTTGGAAATTAAACCCAGAAGAAGTTAAAGATTATAGCTCAACCGACATTAAAAAATCTTTTGTTCCTGAGTCAAGGTCTAAGAAAAAAGTTTTAACTGAAAATAAAACCGCAGATGATGTAACAAAAATGTTTAATTTACTTGGTGGAGCTGTAAAAGTTGGACCGGTATTAAAAGCAATACAATATTTGATACAGGGTAGAGAAAGTGAAGTTGGAGCTTTTGCTAATTTAAAAGTAGTAGAAGGTTTAAAAAAATATATAGCCCAGATACCACAAGATAAACTAGATAAGTTAAAAACAATGAAAGGGGAAGAAATACAAAACGTCTTCTCAAAAAACCAAGATTCATTAAAAAAATTAATGGATTACGTTGAAAAATTAAAATAGTATTTTTATAAAAACCCATCAGAAATGATGGGTTTCTTTTTTCTAGTCTATTTACAAATAGAATTTTTAAATTATACTTAACATAATTAATTTAATGTTTAACAATTTAAAAAAAGTAAAATGAGTAATGATGTATTGGGGGCGATAATGTCCCAGTATGAAAAAAACAAAAGTGCTTCAGGTGGTAAATCATTTAATGGGCCTGATTTCTCTAAATACTTTAACCCACGACTGGAAGAAGGTGATAAAAATGGTGAAGTAACCATTCGTCTTATGCCTTCCAAAACAAAAGGTGGTTCACCTTTTGAAGAAGGTCACTTTCATGTGGTACAGGTTAATGGTGAATGGAGAAAACTTTATTGTAGACAACACAATGATGGTGAGACTTGTCCATTGTGTGAGGTTGAAAAAGCCTTAAAAGCTACAGGTAACGAAGAAGACAAGAAGTTAGCCAAAACTTACCAGGCATCTAAATTCTACATGGCCCGTGTTATTGATAGGTCAAAAGAAGAAGATGGTATTAAAATTTGGCGTTTTAAACACAATTACAAAGGTGAGGGTGAACTTGATAAAATGATTCCACTTTTCACTAAAAAAGGTGACATTTCTGATCCAAGAGAAGGTCGTGATTTGGTTATCATGTTAGGTCGCGGTGATAAAAACAACACCAAAATAACTTCTATTATGGCAGAAGACCCATCTATGTTAACAAACGACAAAACAAAAGCTAATGTTTGGATGAAAGATGAAACCACTTGGAAGACGGTTTATAAAGCTTCACCAATTGATTATCTTGAAATTATCGCAAACGGTGATACACCAATATGGGATAAAAAACTTGAGAAGTTTATTCCTAAAGGTGAGGAAACAGCAAAAAAAGAAACAACCACCACTAGCACTAAATATATCGCTCCCGTAGTTGATGAAGATATTGATGCTACAGTGGAAGATGATGACCAGATGCCATTTTAATATTTAAGTTATGTCAGAAAAAACAGAGAAAACAGAAAAAAAGAAATCTATTGGTAAAAAAGAGTTTTCACTAGATGCTTTAAAAAATAAATTTAGTGTTAAAACCAAATATAAAGAAACCCAATATTTTGATTGTGGTGAAGCTTTCCACAAAGCTTGTGGTCTTCCAGGGCCAGTGACTTGTGGTATTTCAATGTTCTTGGGGCATAGCAATTCATCTAAAACAACCGCTTTAATTAAAGCAGCTTCAGATGCCCAGAAAAAAGGACATCTTCCTGTTTTTATTATAACCGAAAGAAAATGGTCTTTTGAACACGCAAAAGAATTAGGGTTCCAATGTGAAAAAAATGCAGATGGAGAATGGGAAGGCTTTTTCTTTTTCCGTGATGATTTTGATTACATTGAAGAAATCACTGATTACATGAATGAACTTTTGAATCTCCAAGAAAAAGGTGAACTACCACATAGCTTGGCTTTTTTTTGGGATTCAGTTGGTTCTGTACCTTGTAAAATGACTTTTGAAGGTAAAGGTGGTAAGATGCATAACGCGTCAGCTCTGGCCGATAAAATCGGCTTGGGTATCAGTGGAAGGATTGCAAAATCTAAAAAAGAAGATTACCCATACGAAAACAGTTTAGTTATTGTAAACCAACCGTGGGTTGATCTACCAGATAATCCATTTGGACAACCTGAAATTAAAGCAAAAGGTGGTGAGGCCATTTGGTTGGCATCGACCTTAGTTTTCTTATTTGGTAATCAAAAGAAATCAGGTATTTCACATATCATGGCAATTAAAGATAAAAGAAAGGTTGGTTTTGGTATTCGCACCAGGGTTTCGGTTCTTAAAAACCATGTCAACGGTTTAGGTTATAAAGACGGCAAAATAGTTGCAGTACCACATGGTTATATTGAAGATACACCAGAAGCTGTCGAACAGTATAAAAAACAATACTCTAGTTTTTGGAAAGAAAAATTAGGTATCACTGGTGGAGCCGATTTTTCTCTAGAAGAAGAAGAAAATAACGATTTTCAAATTTATGGAGATATAGAGTAATGAAAATAGATTGGACAAAATATCAGAATATTACATCCACTATGAAATCTACTCGCATCGAAGATATGATACATATGATGGTTGAATCTTATTTAAGGCACGAATCAACAGAAAGAACTGTTACTGAACTTAAATATTTAGAGATATTGATTCCAACGGAAGAAGACACAAAACAAATTGTTAAACCTTTTAATTTTGTGACTAATGACGGGTCTCAAGAAAGTTAAGAAAAAAGAAAACACCAAAACCCTACTTATTGATGGCAATGTTTTAATGAAACGTTCTTATAACGGAGCTAAAAACTTGTTTTATAAAGAAGTCCACATTGGCGGTATCTATCAATTTTATACAACTTTAAGAAAATTAATTTTAGAGTTAACGGTTGATAAGGTTATTATTATGTGGGATGGTGAACGAGCTGGTTATTTAAGACTTAATTACTACCCTGAATACAAAGGTAATCGGCCAAACTTTTTTGATGAAAATTACGAAATCCAAAAATTAAGAGTTAAAGCTTACGCAGAAGATTTATTTCTTCGGCAATATGAAAACCCAGATTGTGAATCTGATGATTTGTTGGCATATTACGCTCTTAATAAAAAAGAAAACGAAGATGTTATTATATACACAAATGATAGAGATCTCTGTCAGTTAATTTCTGAAGAGGTAAACCTTTATTTAGCAGATAAAAAAATACTATTAGGTATTGGTAACTATAATTGGTATTTTGAACACTACTATGAAAATGCTGGTTTAGTAAAAATAATAGAAGGTTGTTCGACTGATAATATAAAAGGCATTGAAGGTGTATCTGAAACAACACTCTTAAATTATTTCCCTGAAATTAAAGAAAAAAAAGTTACTTTAGAAGAAATTCTAGAAAGAACAAAAGGCTTGAAAGAAGAAAAAAATTTAAAGATATTTGATGCAATACTTGAAGGGAAAACCAAAGGAAAACACAAAGGTAATGTTTACGAAGTTAATAAAATAATCATTGATTTAAGTCAACCACTTTTAACTGATGATGCAAAAGAAGAGGTTTTAAATCTAGTAAATTTACCTTTGAATCCTGAAGGTCGAAACTATAAAAATGTTTTAAAAATGATGTTTGAAGACGGTGTTATGTATGCTTTACCAGGCGGTGAACATGGGTATGTAAATTTCTTAGAACCTTTTATTAAACTCTCCAAAAAAGAAAAAACAAATTACAAAAAAATCAAAAATATAAATTAAACCATTAAAAAATAAAAATTATGAAAAAATTTGAATTTTTACTTAAAATAAATTCTAAAATTATTTGCCAAAGATATTTCGCCGTTAAAGGGTTTAACCAAAAAATAACTAATTCAATAGATATTATGCATTGTGCTAATGATTGTGTTGATTTAATACAAGATGGTTTAAAAAGCAAATCAATTGAATATCTTTGGGGCCAGTTTAACCCATATGAAATACAAACAATTGATCAAATCAATAGAAACCCAATTTACGAAAAAGAAGATATTTTTGATTTTGAAATTAGAATTGATGAAAAAGTTGTTGCAGCAAAAAGGTTTACAGGAAATGTATACCCACAAAGAGTAAGATATAGCGTTGATATCAGAGATTTAATCCCTAAAATTATAAACCAAATTCAAAGTACTTTAAGTTTAGAAAATATTTCTGTGGAAGGCTAAACTAAAAGAAACAAATGAATATTTATAAATAACAAGGATTAAAAAATGACAAAAAATGTTACTTTAGGTTATCTGGGATATAAATTCCAAATGGAGCTTATAAACCAAATTTTACATCCGGCAAATAAAAAATTCTCCGAAAGGATTATTGATATCGTACACGCAAGGTATTTTGACAATGAATATTTTCGTCTCATCGTAGCCCAAATTAAGGACTACTATGAAAAATACGAAAAGGTTCCTACAATTGACACTTTAGAAACTATTCTTAGAATAGAAGTTAAAGATAAAGTCACCCAGGACTATGTTTTTGAAATGTTAAAAGAAATCAATAATCTTGCCGTTCAGGATTGGGAATTTATCCAACAAAAATCTTTAAACTTTTGTCGTCAGCAAGAACTTAAAAAGGCAAACGAAAAAATAAACAAAATCATTGATAACGGTGATTTTGATAGTTATGAAAAATGTGCTGAAATTTTAAGAGAAGCTCTTTCTGTTGGTTCGGAAAAAGATGATGGAACATCTATAAGTGAAAACATTGAAGCAGTTTTAGAAAAGGATTTTAGACATCCAATTCCTACGGGAATAAATGGTATTGATGAGTTAACCGATGGTGGTTTATCACGAGGTGAACTTGGTGTTGTATTAGCTCCATATGGTACTGGAAAAACCACAATACTAACCAAAATCTCAAACAGTGCTTACAATGAAGGTTATAATGTTTTACAAATTGTTTTTGAAGATATGCCAGATGTTATTAAAAGAAAACATTTAGCATGTTGGTCTGGAATTGAATTAAATGAATTATCTGACAGAAAAGAAGAAGTTTTACAAAAACACAAAGAAGTAACAACTAACAAAACAAACGATTTAAAAATTAAAAAGTTTTCTTCTGAGGGCGTAACAATTCAGGCCATTAAATCTTTTATTAGACATGAGATATCAAAAGGTTTTAAACCAGATTTGGTGGTTTTAGATTATATTGATTGCGTTGAATCTTCAAAAATATATTCTGATGAATGGTCTGGTGAAGGTAATGTTATGAGAGGCTTTGAATCAATGTTAAGTGAATTTGGTTTGGTTGGTTGGACAGCTGTGCAGGGAAATAGATGTGTTACCCTAGATACCGAAATAGATGTGTTGAATAAAGGTAAAATCCAAATTAAAGATGTTGTTGAAGGTGATGAAATTTTAACCCATAAAGGTTATAAAAAGGTTATAACAAAATTCCCTGTAGAAAAACAGGGTGTTTATAAGATAACAACCAAAAGTGGTAAAGTTATTAAAGTTTCAAATAAACACGAATTCCCAGTTAAATATGGTAAATTAAAATCTATTAAAAATGGTTTATCTGTTGGGGATGAATTATTTATAAAAAAATAACAAAAAATTTGTATTCCAGTCCACCCGTTAGATATTTATTTATAAAGAAATGAATATATGGGTAGACTTAATATAGAACAATTATTGAATAAGAAAATTTTTAAAGAATTAGACTTAAATAAAATAACAGAAAAACAAATGTCAGAGATATATAAAGTGTTGGATGTTTTTGATACTAAAACGATTAAAAATCGTTTGGTAAACATTAGAGATTTTATTAAATATGGTGTGGAAGACGATTGGTTAGGTAGAATAGAAATTATTAGAAATACTATAAAAAATGACGTTACATCAGATTATTCTCTAGAAATTAGATACGGTAAAAATAATATCGACAAAATTAAGTCTTCTTTTAAAGAAAAATATTCAATAACAAAAAATAAATTTATAAATAAATTCGGCGAAATAGAAGGACCAAAAAAATGGGAAGAATATTTAGTGAATAGTAAAACACCTTGGGGTTTGGGGTTATGTATAAATAAATTCGGCGAAATAGAAGGACCAAAAAAATGGGGAGAAAGGTTAAATAAAAAAATTAAAACCATGTCCGAAAGGAAAAAAATTAAACCCTACAGAAATGGTAGAACTTTAGTGGAGTACCAAAATAGGTATGGTGTTGAACTTGGTTTTAAGTATTGGGATGAAAGAAACAAAAGACAAAGTTATGTTAACAGTAAAGAGTATTATGTTAGTCTTTATGGTGAAATAGAAGGACCAAAAAAATGGGAAGAATTTACTAAATCAATGGATAAAACTTCTTTAAAATCTTTTAAAGGTAGGCACGGTGATGAGGTCGGGGAAAAACTTTACGAAAAACACATTACTCGAATAAAATATACCAGTACAATAGATTATTATAAAGAAAAATATGGCGATGAATTAGGGGCTTTAAAATACCACAACCTTTTATTACGTAAATTAGTTAGTTTTAATGGTTATTCTAAAATATCACAACAATTATTTTGGTCTATTTATGAAAAATTTAACGGTGATGTGTCTGATATGTATTTTGCTGAATTAAATGATGAGTATGTTATTTACACACATGAAGAATGGTCTAGAGTTATTAAACTAGATTTTAAGTTTGGTAATAAAATCATAGAGTTTGACGGTGATTATTGGCATTCTAAACCCGAACAAATAGAAAAAGATAAATTAAGGAATGAGTTTTTATTATCTAAAGGATATGAATTACTTAGAATAAAAGAGGGTGAATTTCGTAAAACCCCTTTATTAATTACAGAAAAATGTTTAAAATTTATAACACAATGAAAGAACACGATTTAAATATTACCGATTTTGATATGGATGAAATAGTTTCTATAGAATTTATTGGTGAAGAAGAAACGGTAGACATTACCGTAGAGGATACACATATGTTTTATGGTAATGATATATATACCCACAATTCATCTATATCAGCTGACGTTGTAACAGGTGACCAAATGGGTGGTTCTATTAAGAAAGCACAAATCGGTCATTTTATTATGTCAATTGCAAGAACTTTACCACAAAAAGAATCTGGTAGAGCAACACTTGCAGTTTTAAAATCACGTTTCGGTAAAGATGGTGTCATTTTTGATGACTGTACTTTTGATAACGGAAAAGTATATATTGACACCGAAAGTTCACAAACCTTCTTGGGTTATGAAAAGAAACAAGAAGAAAGAAAAGAAAGTCATGTTCGAGAAAGAATTCAACGAGCAAAAGAGTTACAAAAAGGAAAATAATTATTAAATTTAGTAAAAAATTAAAAAAATGGAGATTTCAAATAAAATACTCTCAGACATAACTGTCTATATGAAGTACGCAAAGTATGTTCCAGAGTTAAACAGAAGAGAAACTTGGGAAGAATTGGTGACCAGAAATAAAGAAATGCACCAAAAAAAATACCCACAACTTAAAGAAGAAATAGAAAAAGTTTATCAATTGGTTTATGATAAAAAAGTTCTTCCATCAATGAGGAGCTTACAGTTTGGTGGTAAACCAATTGAGATTAGCCCAAATAGGATCTACAATTGCGCTTATTTGCCAATTGACCATACAGATGCTTTTGCTGAAACAATGTTTTTATTGTTAGGTGGTACAGGTGTTGGGTATTCAGTACAAAAACATCACGTAGATAAGTTACCTGAAATTAAAAAACCAAATCCAAGTAGAACTAGAAGATATCTTATCGGAGATTCAATCGAAGGTTGGGCTGACGCAATTAAAGTACTTATGGAATCTTATTTTGGTGGTAAATCATCAACACCAGTATTTGATTTTTCTGACATCAGACCAAAAGGAGCTAGATTGGTAACATCTGGTGGTAAAGCTCCAGGACCACAACCACTTAAAGATTGTCTTCATAATATTAAAAAAGTTTTGGATAACAAAGAAGACGGTGAAAAAGTAACACCTATTGAAGTTCATGATATGGTTTGTTATATTGCTGACGCAGTATTGGCGGGTGGTATTCGTAGAGCAGCTTTGATTAGTTTATTTTCGGCTGATGATGATGAGATGATTGCTTGTAAATCAGGTAACTGGTGGGAACAAAACCCACAAAGAGGGAGAGCTAATAATTCAGCGGTATTGGTACGTCATAAAATTACACAAGATTTTTTTATCGACCTTTGGAAACGTATTGAACTAAGTGGAGCTGGTGAACCAGGTATCTACTTAACTAACGATAAAGATTGGGGAACCAATCCTTGTTGTTTTATTGGTGATACTAAAATAGATTGTGGTAACGATGTTAAAACTATTAGAGATATTGTAAAAATGATTAACTCAGGAGAAGAAATCGAGTTACCAACATTTAACATTGAAGCAGGGATTATCGAAAATAAAAAAGTTGTTGCCGGACAACTAACTAAAAAAGATAGTTCAGTTATTAAATTAACTATAGATGTTAATGGTATTGAAAAAGAAATAACCTGTACTGATGACCATAGATTTTACACAATTAATAGAGGTTGGGTTGAAGCTAAAGATTTAACAGAAGTGGATGATATACAAGAAATGAAATAACAAAATTCGTTGTCTTTTTACCTACCTCCCATATATTTATATAAAAAACATTATGGGAGGTAAAGTAAAAAAGGGTAGTCTTAAAAATAGGGGTTATATTGGGTACCATGAAACATGGGATAATAAAAGGGTGTTTTTAAGAAGTAAGGCTGAATTTATTGTGGCAAAGATGTTAGACATTGAAAAAATACCATATTTAACCGAATTTAAGGATTATAGGATAAACGGTGTTGGTTATAGACCAGATTTTTTCATATTTGAAAACACACAATACAGTAGTATTACTAAAATAATAGAAGTTAAGGGACAAGACAATAAGCGTGAAGCTTTAAGATATAAAGAAATTTTTGGTGATTACTTTGAAAATATTGGTATAACATATAATGTTATTTGGAACTTACACCCAATAATAAAAAAATATAATATAGATAATGATGTTAGTAATTGGATACAAACTTCAGTAGATAAATACGATAGTATATCTGATGTGAGTGGTGAAAATAACCCTATGTTTAACAGAAAACATACTGAAAATACGAAAAAAAAGATTTCAGATTTAGCTAAAGAAAGAACTACAAATGTTGATTACAGGAAAAAAATGTCTAAAGCACAAAAAGATTTTTGGGAGACACAAAAAGGGGTAGAGTTAAAAAAAATTATATCAGATAGGATGAAAAAAGAATATGAATTAAAAAACCCTATCATAAAATATAATTGTAACAAATGTGGGTTAGAATTTAATAAAAGAAAAAATGATGATAGAATTTTTTGTTCAACAAAGTGTGAAAGAGAATGGAAGTACGCTAACATTGATGGATATGGTAAACATATGAATAAAATCGATGGATATAGAAAAAATATATTAACATATATTGATAAGATATTAAATTACTACGAGCTTTCACAAGAAGAATTTTTTACTAATCTAACTAATGTGGTAAATAAGGCTAAACAAGACGGGGTTATACCAAAAAATAAAGGCATAACACATGAAACATTAAAAAAATATAACATAAAATAAAAAAAACAAAAAAATGGCTAGATTAAAAAAAATTGAATATTTAGATGAAAAACACGATGTTTATGATATTGAAGTAGAGGATAATCATAACTTTTTTGTCGAAGGGGTTTTAGCTCATAACTGTGAAATTGCATTGAGACCAAATCAGTTTTGCAACTTATGTGAGGTAAATGCTAGTGATATTGAATCACAAGAAGATTTTGAAGAACG